TGGGCCTCTTGATGAAGCCCTGAGACTGCTACTACATCATCGGCAGGGGCGGAAAGTGGGGCGAAACTTGCCTTATAGGACACCCGGACTTTGTGGCTAGGGTACCCACCTCTTTGTAGATGCAGGGACTTACTGTTGGGGAAGTCGGTTGGGTCTGCATCCTGATCTAGGTGCCAGTCACACTTAGGGATATCCGGCCAGTACTGTGAAGGCCCCGGGATATCGAACCGGACACGCCAGATATCGATAAGATCATTGGCATCCAGGTTGTAGGTGGACGTTGCAGGCTTGTAGAGGAAGTCCTTGTTCTTGATACGGAACAGCCCATCGGCTGATGCATCCTCTAGTGCCTGGTTTACGTACTTCCCCAACCTGTAATCCGTGAACTTGGGATTGATCCGGATAAGGGCGTTGGCGGAGTGGGCTGCGGCGGTGCTGTTGTTGAACCCCCGGATCATAGTAACGGCTGTGCCTGCCTTTGTAAGCACATACATCTCTTCCAAGTCTATCCCGAGTATCGCACCTTCCTTGATCCACGGTGCGTCGGATACAAGGCTTAGAGATGTGACAACGTTATCGATACCGGATTGGAGTTGGGCAATCCTCTCCCCACTACTGGTCATTAGATGTAGTCGTGTATCAGAGATGAGACCCTGAAAGGTGGTCATTACTTACCGCCGGTTGGGAGATGATGCACCCGGGAGTTGACGGACACGGCGCCGACCAGTGCCTTGTTCCTGCACATTGGCCTGATCTTCCTGCATGACTTCCACGCCGCCCGGATCATGCTTGGACGTCTTAGAGCCGGTGGGGTTGTTGGTGTTCTTCTTGAGTGACGGAGCCTTGCGCCCCAGTCGGGGAGTAGCCCCTGTATCTGATCCTGCACCACGAGGTTGCACCATTATTGTCCCCTTCTTACTTTGGATCGGTGTAGTCGATTGTGACTGGCCGTCGCTCGACGTCGTAGCGGGTGGTGGCCTGACGCTCCCGAAGTGCAGACCCATCTACATGCGGAGGACGAAGTCCTTGTTTATGGAGACGCTTGTATGCCTCGTTATCCCGTTCCCACCGCTTCTCCCGAATGAGAGTCTGAGTGGTTGGCTCATCGGGGATAATGACCTGATCGTTCTCCGACTTGGAACGAGTTACTGCACGGTTCGGGATAGCGGTAGCTGAGACATTGATAGTTAAGAGGTGTTCCCGATAAGTAAGAGCGCAGTTGGGGTCACGACAGGATGCTGGATGAGTCATCTACTCGTACACCCCGTGGCTCCTGAGGATGCAACCGCCCGAAGCACCGCAAGCCTCAGTACGCACCCTAAGGGCAGTCCCGTGGACTTGGACCTGGATAGTGGTGTGGTCGGTAGCTCCCGTTAAGAAGCACCACGGCGCAGGGTTAAAGATAGCAGCCCCCAAGCTACACGCTTGTGTATGTGTATGCCCGCTGTGAGCCGTAGTCACATCGAACGTGGAGTAGATCGAGCAACCATCACTAATGAACTTCCACTGAGCGAAGCCGTCGCCGAAGTTCCCGTAGATGGTGCTGTGGGTACATGCATCGCTCTGTGTATACCACTGTCCTGGTGGCAAGTAATGGGCACCGGCCTGTGGGGCATAAGCCACTAGCCCAAGGAACAGGCTAAGCGCCATAAGGATAGATGCGATAACCTTCATGTGATAAACGCTCCATATCCGGCAGCAGTAAGGTCTGTTGCCTGTTGATCAGTGATAGGGTATGAGGCTCCACCAATGTATACCTCTGTAGCATTGGCAAGAGACTCATTGGGATCGTCAGTCGTATCAGCAATCACCTGCCCATCATAGAAGGTACGGTAGAACGCACCACCATGATAAGGGTACTGGGTCTGATGGTACGTGCCTGTAGGATCACGCCACACTGTAATGCCCACATCATAGTTACCGTACACCCTCCACAGAGGATGGCTAGTACCACCGATAGGTGCAGGACCAGTCTCAGTAGGTGGAGTGAACGTAGGCATGATTACGGTACGTTGGAGATGTCCACAGGGCAGAAGTCGACAGCCACAAGCCGAGGTGCAGAAAGCTCAGTGGCAAGGAAGACACTGTTAAGAACACCAGTTGACGATTGGTATACCTCAACAATGCCACCGACATTAGGCCCAGGTATTTGTCCACCATTGATCGGCTGTTCACATGTCTGAATATGCATAAGTGGATCAGCAGCAGCAACAGCACCAACAACCGTAGTACCAGCCGCAAAGTTGAAGACACCATCCATAAAGCGGAAACGGATACCCCTAAGACCAGTAGCGTTGTTGGCCCAAGCAACCTCAGCAACAGCTGCAAGTCCACTACCAATCTTCTCGAAGGTGACGTTAGCCTGACGGACAATGTTACCGGTGTTCATGGTGCCAGTGCCGAGAGTACAACCGGTGAAAGAGTTGGAAGTAACGCCGGTGTACTTAACGACAGTATCTGCGCCGCCAAGTGTCGTAGCCCGGATAACTAGATAGCCAGCAGTAGCGAAGCCGGTAGTGGAGACGACGTTAATTGTTGCCTGGGGAAGAGCCGCAGCGTCAGAGCCAGCAGCAATAGTAGTCTGTGCTGCAGTGAATGCCTGGACATCTGTCGGGCGTGCAAACAGACCCCAACGCTTACTAGGAATATCTTCACCAAGAGTAGAGATAGCACGGTTCCACGGCAGCGGAGTCCACACAGCATTAGGAATAGCCACGCTGACATCATGCTGCCAGAAGATTAGGTCCTGCTCGGCTGTAGCTGTCTTCTGTAGGTTCTGAGGCCCTACAACTGTAGTACTGAGTACCTTGCCCAAAGTCACTCCCTATGAAAGTGGGCCAGGGCCAATTAGACCCTGGCCCATCAGCCTGACGTTAACGATTGTGGAAGTTAAGTAAGTAGGTGACTTACTTAACCATAGTGGTAGTAACCTCGATACGACGGATCGCCTGCTCACGGAAACGACCGAAGCCGCCCAGCCAGTACCACCCGACCGGCACGAACCGGCGCAGCTTGTCAGTAACCTCGCCGAGAATAACGTTCGGCATAGGCCCGGAGACAAGAGTAGACCACGTCTTAGCAAGAGCCTGGTTACCCAGGATCAAGACGGGAGTCACGTCGAAGTTGCCGGAAGCACCACCGGCAGCACCGCCGTCGACGAAGCCGCCAGGACCACCCTGAGCAGTAGCAAGGTTAGCCGCAGAGAGACGTGGAGTCTCAATCCAAGACACACCCTCAAAGGCACCCGTCTCACCATTCCAAATCTGCTCGGGCTGAGAGTAGGTGTGAGGGTCACGCCAGTTGGCGAAGGCGTTGGATTCCCTGAGGTCAACGAACACCTCAGGGGCAGCGAAGCCCTTGTAGTACCCGTTCATGATGCGCTGGACGTTGTCCGTAGACAAGTTAGCAACACGCCTACGGATGTCACCGGCAGTGAACAGGTTAGTGGCGTTCAGGGTGTTACGGGGACCAGCACCAGCGGAACCGAAGTACACGTTGGAGCCAGCCACCAGGACATTACGGGCGAGGCTGTCGAAGCTAATACCGGCATTGAAGCCGACGATGTTAGCCACATCCTCACTAACCATGAGGAAGGACAGACCACGCACTCGGGCCGTGGTGATCGCAGCGTTGCCGTACTCACTAAGGGCAACAGTTACGATGTTGTCCGACACTGCAACGGCATCCACATCCGCAGTCTCAGTCAGGACCGAAACCTTGGGGGCAAGGTCGTTGTAGATGTTGAACTGGACAGTAGCCCCACGATGAGACTGAGCCACAGGCTTAATCGACGCACATGCATCGAAGTAAAGCTCATCACGAAGCTGGAAGTAGGCGAACTGCTCGTAAGCAGTAGTCACCTGGTTGGCGAGTGTAGTTGCGGTGGTGAAGACATCACCCATTACTAGTAACCCTCCGATCTAGGTGGTGATGGCTACAACCTATGGAACATCCCACTCATGGATCATCTTGTGCCGGGGGCCCTTAGTACGGATCAAATCACGGAGTTCCTCGGGGCTATCAGCCTTCCTCATCTCCGTCTCAAAGTCCGTGCCAACCCGGTTAGATGCTGACTCTCGTCTGGCCTGGTCGATAAGCGCCCATGCGGTCATCTCATCGCCCTCATCCTCAGTAGAACCATTACCGTTAGCAGGAGGAGTAGGAGGAGTAGTGCTGTCACCGGGAGGCGGGGGTGGCGGAGTGGACTCAAGTGCATAGCCCAGTTCCTTAGCCACATCCTTAGCAGCATCAGCACTAAAGTCTGTACCGTCTTCCGCTAGTTCACGGAGGATTGTACGACGCTGACGCTTGGACAGATGACCTAGCCCTGCTTCCCTGATCTGCTCATCCTGCTCCAAAGCAGAGAGACGGGCTGCTAGCTCATCCCTCTCCTTCTGCAGCTTGTCCCGCTGGTTACGAAGATCACCAGGATTATCTTGAGTGGTAGTGTCGGTTGTATCAGCCAAAGTCTCTCCATGTCCTTACTCACTGCTTATGGAGGCTCGCAGTGGAGGTTGATGTTGATACGAACCTAGATATGAACTCGGAGGGTTCTAGCTCTAGGTAGCTGACGGGAGTATGCCTTGTAGAGGATGCGCCTGTCTAGCTCTCTGCTGCTCCCACAGCGAATCCCCCTTCACCTGCAGCGAAGCCACCCGAGCCTTCAAACTCAGCTAGACGGCTACGGATACGCCCCTCTATCTTCTGAGCGGCAACTACGTCACCTGCAAGGAATTCGACTTGATCTTCCTCAGTGATGACGTCTTCGCTTAGGGCGAACGGCTTGAGTGCCTCACCCATACGGGCAAGTTCCCCGAAGCCCACCATTGACTGCTCCCGGGTCATCCCGGTTTCCTGCAGCCGTTGTGCTTGGATTTGTGACAGCTGGCCCCAGCCGGTACGCATAGCCGCACCAGCAATCTGTGCCTGTCGGAAGGAATTCTGCAGCTTGCCGTACTCTTCCTTCGGGTTCATGAAGTACAGCATGATGTCGCCCGACTGGACGTTGGACATCCGCATAAGTTCTGCGATTGTCTCATCGTCGGATTCATACATGGCTTCTGCTGCTAGATCGAATCTGCCCTGTGCCTCAACATTAGAGACCTCATTGCCGATCATTTGATCGACCAAGTCCTTCTCCAACGTCATGCCCCACATCGCTGCTTGGGCATGGATAGCACGTTCGTAAGCCAGATACTCTTCCACAGAGATAGGTGGACGCTTGTTGGCTTCAAGTTGGAACATCCCGGCAAAGCGCTTCTGGAACTCGGGCCGCTTGTATAGTTCAATTACAAACTGCTCTTGTGACCAGTCGTTGATGATGGCCTCATGTGCCCAGTCGCTTAGGGATTCGAGGCCGTACTGTCGCAGGATTTCGTTCAGGTAGATGCCCCGTGTATCAGCCATTATGCACGCTGCCCAAAGGTGGTGAGGAGGTTATTGACCATGCCGGATTCAAGCTGATGGCCACGTGAAGTATCCCAGAACCTGTCATCCCGGCGTGCTAAGACCTTAGATTCGTAGAGGCTTGCACCCCTCATAAGGCCAGTCTCAGGGTCACGGTGCCCAACAATGCTTTGTACTGTCGGGGAGAACACGTCGATTTGACTAGGATCAATCTCCCACTCTTCCGCTACAGTCTGTAGATGAGGAGAGAAGATTTCACGCACCGTCTTACCCTGAGCTAGAGGTGCCTCCAACCACGGATACATGGAGGTTGCTTGTGCCCGGAACTCTGACTCAAGCTGATTGGCGTCCTTGTACCCCATAGCGAGGTCTACGGCATCTTCGTATATGTTCCACGTCGGCATCTGGAAGAAATACTCGCCACGTGCCCGGGTGCCCACTTCATGCATGGCCCCATATACAGACCCGGCAGCGAGACGGGATGGAGACTGAGACATCAGCCAGTTACGCATCCCGATACGGAACTCAGGGCTATCCACAGGGATGCCACGTTGCAAGTTCCACTCGATCATGAACGCAGACTCGGGGTCCTGTAGAGGTACGCCAAGCTTCTGCGTAAGGTCGTACAGCCCGAGCCAGTACAGGTCCCGCCTACCCTTAGCCTCCCCAGGATCGGTATTGACAAGAATCTCCCACTCCCTCTGTGCTGCCGAACGTGACCTAAACCAGTTCGTATTCATTAGCTCGGACTGGAAGCGGAGTTGAGAGTAGGGTTCCGATGGGTTGACTGCCCGAGACAGTAGCCCACCTACCTCAGGATCGTTAAGGAGGAAGGAGAAGAAAGGGTACTGCTGAGCTATGAGTTGAGCGGTGCTCTCAGCCATGACTAGTACCAGTTGTTCCTCATGTGGAAGTTCAAGGCGTTACGAGGATTGCCATAGCGGGCCTTGATGTACGTTAGCCCCGCCATGATTTGCTGCATCGGGTTGGTTGTCTTACTGATCCCAGTTCCCTTCCACGTACCGTTAAGGAACTGTGCGATCCCGAATGCAGTAGAGGTAGGGTTCTGAGCAAGTGGGTCCCATGTGACACGGTTAGAACCTGCAGCCGGGTCCCCTGACTCCTTATTCCATAGCCACACTAGAGCCGGATAGTCCGACTCATCGAACCCGAACTGCCCGAACAGTGACCTAGCGTATTGGCCTAACCCTTCCTTATCGCCACCCACTCCATAGTTGACTTGCATCTGATCCGGAGACATGCCCGGCTCAATCTGCGGGAGTTGGTACTGGGTAGGAGATAGAGGAGAGGTTTGCCTTGCTCCCTGCTCAGGGATTTCGGGAGAGAGAGGGTCAACAGTGGACTGTACTGCGTCTGCTGTCGGCTGGATGTACTGTTGCGCCATGTCGGTTGTAGGCCCAGCGAACTGTTGGGCACCCGAGCTAAACATGTCCCCACCCACGATGGACATGATGGAGGACATACGGTTGGCCAGCACTTCCTCGGGAGAGGCCGGCTTGCCCATCCCCATATAGTTGAGGTTATACTGCACTCCGCTACCCATAGCCGGGTCTACGCCACTGCCCACATTCTCGCCTAGCTGACCATGCCACGGCTCATCGCCCATCGGGAAGATAAGGCCATACTTACGGCCAAGTTCCTGGGCAAGGCGAAGGTCACCGGAGAAGTCAATAGCCCGACCATGATTGTGCTGTGACCGACCAGGGGGAGCGACACGTGGAGCATCATACTGACCCTTACGCCACAGATCGTAGATACGGGACTGCTGCTCAATGCTGCGCCAGCCTGAGCCTATGCTTACCCTTCCCCCTGACTCTGCAACAATACGCAGAGCGATTTGTTGCAGGATTGGGTCTAGGTTGTCGAACCCCTCATTACCCGGTCCAAGGCCCATTATCTACCGATCCCCCATGCCGGTGACGCCAACATAGACATAGCTTCCGACATGTAGTTGAGGCCCCGGTACCCCGCCACCTCTTCCGGCTTCTGCTCCTCTATGCCTGCCGTGAGGAACGCCTCAACACTCGGGATGTCAACAACACTGCCACCAGTAAGCTGCTTATCGTAGGCTTCCTGCTGACGTTGCTGCTCCATTTGGTTGTAGGCTGCCGTGAAGTTCTGGACCTCATCTTGGGATAGGGCTTTGCCCAAGAGGTTCATAGAGATTTCACGGGCCAGGACGTTGATAGTCCGGGGGTCCGTTGTCCGCATAACTAGTGGCTCACGTTGCGGGGTTTGGGCCATAGAGACAAGGTTGCCGTTCTCGTCAATACGCATCCGGCCGGACTGGGCTTGTGGACCCCCACCACCCTGAATCTGTGAGCGAAGATGGGCTAGGGCTGACTGCCACGTCTGGCCGTGCTGGTTAGCGTAAGCAAGTAGACGACGGAAGGCTGTGGCTGTCTCCTCGCCCCAGTCCCCCGTTACGATGCTGGCATTACCATCGTATAGACCTACGAACGCCAGCTTGGCTTGCAGGTCCTTGATGATGTTGCTGTTCATGTTGGCCGGGGCATACTCATCATCCTGTCGGTAACGAGGCCCCTGTAGAGCGGCTGCCTGTGCCTGCCCTGCGAACTGTGGGAGGTTCTTACGGGTGTAAGAGTAGCCGTGCGGGTAGTACCGGGAGGTTTGCTGACGGGATACAGAAGCAGCGAACCCTTCACTTACACCGATAGGAGGAGGACGTTGCGGGCCGGTGCCACCTCCACCACCCGACTCAGCAATGATGTCATCATAGGCATCATCAAAGCCTACAGGAGTGGTTGTACCAGTGGTAGTGGTCCCACCCGGGCTTGGCTGCCGGGGTGAGTAGTATCGTCTTCCGCCTCCGTAATCTACGGGCATGTTTATTCCTTGATCAGTTCTCGACTAAACACGTGTTCCCATAGTGGCCTAAAGGCCGGGTTCTCGTCAATAAGGGCCTGGGCTTGTGAACGAAGCACTTCACGTATCGGGCGAGTGGCCTTGGACTTCGTGAAGCCCTTTGTCTGACTATCAATAACACCCTCGTCAGCGAGCCGGTCCACCAGCTGATCGGCCTCACGACGCAGTTCAAGATACTGTGTAAGAGCGGGACCAGCCGGGGTACGAAGAATGGCCTCATCCGTAGCTGCCTGTTCCAACTGCTTAACCATGTCTTCGACTTCGGGCTTCTCCACAATGCCGGTAACAGCAGACGGGTACTCAGTGTCGATTAGCTCTGTGATATCTTCCCAGGCATTGCGCTGTTGCTGATTCATCTCGGAGTAGTTAGCCACGCCCATGTCCTGCATAGCCTTAGAGCGCCAGTAGCGGTTAAGCCAGTCGCTCAACATGGCTGTGTGCTGGCGGGCGGTGAGAGCCTGCCTATCCCCGGAATGGAACTGGTTGGAGTACACCTCTATGTTGAACTCACCTTCCGGGGCGAACAGTGCATAGATGAGTGGGTACTTGCCCTTGATGTCCGGGTTCTCATTAAGCCACGCCTGGCCCTCTAGAGAATCAGGGAAGCCCGGGATAGATACGGCAGACGATGCGACAAGTGCCCCGATAGCCTCAACCCCATACTTATCCACAAACTTCTGGACAGAGGTATCAAAGTCCTCTTCATCGCTATTGTGGAACTCTTCGGCTAGGGCAATAGCGGAGAGACGGGTGCCCGACTTGTCATCTACATACCAGTCGAGTGACGGGGCAGCAGGTGCAAAGAACTGGGCAATAGCACGGATGCCGTACGTCTTCTTAGCAGCATCCCGAGCATCCTGCCACAAGCGGGTCTGCTCAGAGGGAGTCATGCCGTACTCACCTGTGGAGAACAGGTAATCTACATGCTGACCTACATGGTTCTCCCACAGACGGTTGTCGTCAACACTCCGGAACCCTGCAAGCGAGAAGGCCGTCTTCATCCACCCGGGCATGTAAGTCTTCGGGTTGATGATGTCCATACCCTCAGGTGCGCCGTAAGGGAGCAGGAACTCGTTAAGGCTCTCATACTCGGGCTTGTCCTTGAGTAGCCAAGCAGCCGGGATTTGAGCTACCGGACCCAGGCCAGGCATAATCTCACCGAACATGGAGAGACCTTGTACACGACCCTCCATTTCTATAGGTGTCCCGGTAAGTGCCTGGGTTAGCGCACCCGAGAATGGGTAGGTGAAGGCTAGCTCCCCGAACCTGTTCTCATGGAAGAACCCGCTGTTGATGCTACCCTCAATGATCTGCTGACCACGACGAAGAGGCTTGCCGCCCGACTCGCCCATGATGCGGCCCCAGGTAGTAAGCACCTCCCACCAGGCATCACCGAACGGGATGAAGTTACGGGCAATGTCGAACACCTGGCGACGCTCAGAGTAGGAGTACAGGAGCTTCTGCGTCCTGTCCATCGCCTTACCCTTAGCGATAATGTCCATCTCATCAAGGTTCATCTTGCCGGCTTTCTTAGTGCTGGCAAGATGGCGCATGTGCTTGATAGTACGGTTGGGTACACGCAGTTCCTCAGCCTTAGCGATAAGTTCATCTCTAGGCCGGGTAACCTTCCCTGTCACCGCATCCACAATCTCATCGGCGCCAAACTGGATCATATCGGATAGCTCACGAGCGTAGTGCTGCTTGTACACCTGGGACCTAGCTAAGATGTTCTCCGTGTATGACATGGCGCCGTAGAGGAGGTTCTGTACAACCCAACGCTTAAGGGTGGGATAGTCGGACTTGCCCCGGGTGCTAGCAACCT